TCTATGGATTGAACCATTTTGAGCATTTGTTTGAACATCATATTGGAGCGATCCATCATTTGATGTAATAACATTTACTGGAACAAATGAGTTAGTTAAGAACTTTGTGGCTTGTGTACCTGAAAGTGTAGCCATAAATTTCCAAACGTAACCATCTGATTCTACAGCATTAGCAGCATTTGTGGTTTGCCCAGTTGGTTTAACAACAGAAGCACCCGCACCAGCATCTAAACATTTATAAACATTTAGTTCGTCTGTAATTACGTAATACTGTGATGTACTTAACGTAGATAACTGATCATCATAGGGAACGTATGTAGTTCCTGATAGCCAGTTGTATCGTGTGATACTATGTGAAACATCAGATTGTGCTACTTTTTTCAAAGCAATCATATTCTGATGAACGTTATTTTTATCAAACACCGTATCAACCGGAGTTGCTATAGCAGTGTCTGAACTTGGCCATGCGTGTGAACGCCCGATATAAAGATAAGTACTATCGGTACCTACATCATCGCGGAAGTTTCCTGCGTTATTGACCCTGATTTGTTTTGATACGATGGCTACCATTTTATAACCTTACCTCATTTGATTTAATTAATACTATTTATACACTTTACGTGATGTTTATTACAGAACCGAACGATATATTTAATTTACCGCCATTTCCTGCTTCTTGTATTGTAAACCCACCATAATTGCTCATTGGACCAATATCTGGTAAGAACTTATATTTCTCAACATGCAAGAACGTAGGTCCAATTGCAAATTGATTAATTGGTTGAAGAACATAAGTAAGTTCAATATTAAGTTGATTACCACCAACTATTGGAATTGTAACATCCACAACTACTGGATCAACAAAAACCGGAATACCAGTATCAAGTGTACTAAAGTCTGCTACACCTTTTGCTTTTACTGGACTACCGGCTACTCCAATAGCTTCAGAGAAGATAGTTACCTCACCAAAGAAAGCAAATCCAGCTGGATGCAGTAGTTTCTTAACTACATCTTTCCAGTTATCAATTGTTTGTCCAGTCTTAATAACATAAGAAAATGACTGGTAATATCTTGAGTCTTGAATAAACTTTTTAACCGATAATTTACCATCATCGTTTTTCCAACGGCCATTTGTTGGATCCCATTTAGCATCCGAAGGCTTAAGAATATCTACTCTTGGAAAAAAGAGTTCAATGTCATCATTAAAGATAAGTCTAAACAAAGCTTTAAATGAAGGTTCAGCACCTTTTGAAAGGTATATATCTGTAATGTTCTTATATAATTTAGACTTATCTGCAACAACAGTTTCTGGAATTGGAACAGCTAACTCTCTTTGTAACATTTCTAGAAATTCAGTACCAACTGTATCTAAATTACGATGTGCAGGCAAAGATTTTAAGAATGCACCTGGCTGGTCTGGTTGATCTAAAAAATCATAATACGCTTCCATAAACTTCATAAGTTCTGGTTTTTCGAGCTGAATATGCTCTGGTACTATGGTTGTTACTTTATGTGACATTAGCTATTATTCGCTGTTGTTGTGTAACCGATACCTGCAATAACCGAACCTGTAGCAATTTCATCAACTTGTGGAGTAACCACTGTTTGTAGAAGATCAATTTGAAGTAATTGATTCCTTCTTGGTGCTAGGTCATTTGAGCTTGGTGTACCTGTTACTGTTATATATGCATATGATCCAACTACTCCACCGTCAGGGTTAAAGTTAGTAAGTTCTACAGTACCGGTTTTAATATTAACTGTACCAGCATCTACTGTAGTAATAATTTTTTGGTTATTTGAAATTCTGTATAACTGAACTTTTCTAATATTTGGATCAGTTGTTGGGACATCTTGCATCTTATGATTAAAGCCATTCATAATAAACTCACTTGAATCGATTACCGAAGCTCCAGTAGCAATATTAGATGAGAATGGAGATGAAAATTCAAGAGTATATTTTTGTGGATAACCAACATTTGGTGTTAATCGTTTTTGTACAAAGACTCGCTGAATTGTATTTAGAATAGAAGGATTAGTACTATCAATCAAAGTAGTTACCTGTGATGCTCTGAACACGCCATCAAACTTTTTCAAGTTAGTATTATTATAATTCGTAATAGTTGCAATAACCTTATCCTTTAACTCACCAGCTGTTAGTGATGTTAGGTTTGGATCATACTTAAAGAACACTTCTAGTTTAATAAATGTATAATCAGGATCAACAATTTCTGGTGTAATAGACACTAGGTTTTTTGTTTTAAGAATAGAATCTTTAATAAATGTTTTTTGAACTTCAGTAAGTGTTTCAGCATTACCAGGTTTAATTGATAAGAATACTTTACCGTACTCAGGAACTGCCTGTTCTTCACCACCCCAGACTGAAACTGTTTCAGCATTTGTATAGTTATTCTTAACAATAGCTTTATAGTCATCAGCCGTAACAACTCGGTTTTGAGCTAGGAAAGAAAGTGGAGCATTAAATTTGATTGAGTCAGTAGCTTCTCGAGTAGCACCACCACCAGCTGCTGAAGCTAAAGTTATACTGGTATTTGTATTGCCTGAAATATTACCAGTAAGAGTAAACACAGTAGCGTTATTAGAAGCTTGGCCGTCAGTTATTAGATATTCTAATGATACAATATTACCTGCAGCTAATTTTCTACCAAATACATTATCACCAAAATAAATTTCGTATTTTCCGTCCATGCCTTCTTGTAAGAAGTAAGCATTGGTTGACTGATTAACATCAACAATATTAGTAACTAATGTAAACACTTCAAAGTCTGTGGTATTTGCATTTGTTTTAACTTTAACAATAAGACTTGCTGTATCTACGTTTGTGTCTGGAATCTCATACTTTTGAGATGTGTCTGTATTATCGACAACGTATTCTTGACTTCTAATAGTTCCTTGATTAATCTGTACATTACTAAATGTATATACACCATTCACTGGCACAATTGTTTGAGCTTCAAGGTTAACAAAAGTATAATTTTTATTATCAATTGTAGTTTGGAATGTAGTACCACGCGGCATAGCCAATGAACTCGGTGTACCAGCTGGATTATTTACTGTTATATCAATTGTGGCAAAAGCTGAAGTAGTTGACCTTGGAACATATCCAAGTGACTTAGCATGTGATACAACATTGTTTCTTACTTGTGCAGTATCTAGAAAGATTTCATTAACGTTTAGATTAGCATTAAATGCGTTATAGAAAGTATTATAAGCAAGCACATCAATAATAGTGCCGAGAGCTGATCCTTCGAAGTCGTAGTCTGCAAGTGTAGTTTGAGATCGTAAAAATGTTTTAAGATTATCTTTAATCTGATCAAAGTCTTGCTCCGTAACGTTAAGTCTTTCTTTTGAAACCGTAATAGCCATTATAACCCCTTACCTAATTCTTTCTAAATAAAATTCTGTGGATCCAGTTTGAAGCGAAGTTACCATTTGAAACTCTATAGAAACTCTAAATCTATTATAGTCTTCTTCACCAGTAACATCAATATTTAATAATCTAACTCTTGGCTCAAAATTTAGAACTGTTTCTTCAATAGCTTCTTTTAGATCAAATTCAGTAAAGTAATCAGCAGGCTCAAATAATAAAGCTCTAACATTAGATCCTAGTGTAGGTTGAAATGGTCTTTCACCTCTACTAGTCAAAATAAGATTTTTTATAGACTGTTTTACTGCATCCAAATCTTTTAAGATTGTTATATCTTTTGTATTTGGATGTTTAAGAAAAGCCAAATCAAAATCAGAGTAAACCACTGATCTACTAGTAATAATAGACTTTCCTGCCGCATCTGATTTTGTTTGTGTTCTTGCCATTTAATTACTCAATGTACTTTTCTATCATTTCTAGGACGTCATCATATTTTGCGACTTCCATTAATTCTTTTTCTACACTCTCTACGATATCTGAGTGTTCACCAATACCGGCTGGATTATGTAAATAAATTTCAACATTAGCGATATGCTTATCAATATGTCCCTTAGCATGATTTTTTAAAGATAAAACCATCATTTCTCTAATTTGTTCGCTTGTCATTTCAAGCCTTTCTACATGATTAATTAATACAATTATATTTATACAAGTTAATTGACGGAAACTGAAGAGCTTACAACTTGATTAGTATGATTGGCAACACCCTGAAAATCCGCTTTATTAGCATCTAAATCAGATTTACCAGTTTCATATAGCGATATATCAGAAGCAATCAATCTTGGATCAGATGAAAAATTCTTTTCACCCTTATCAAAATTTTCTTGGGAAACCCGGCCAGCAAGGTACTCAATATAAACTGATAATTGATCTTTAATCATATCACGCCTAGCTTGCACGTTTTGATATTCTATTTCTAAATCTAAAAATTTTTCATACCATTTAACTTGACTAGCTGTCATTCTACCAGTTGTATATAACCTCTGTCTTTTTGCTGCACCAGATCCATTAATACCACTACCACCGGTTTGTCCATACTCAGGTTTTTTCTTTTCGGCCTCATAAGCTAATCGAGCTGCTTTTACTTTTGGTGTAAAGTCTTTATTAATTTTACCTAAAGCTTGACTTTTTGCGTCCATTGCAGCACCAAATCCACTACTACTTCTAGAAGTTCCATTAGGAGATACTGAAGATATAATAGATGTAAGATCAATAGTTGTAGGACCAGTGATTGTTACTTCAGGCGATGTTGTTCCATCTGGAAATGTTATAGCTGGAATTTTTGTAGTGATTTCTGAAAAGCTTGGAATTTTTACTGGCTTTGCTTCAGGTATTTTCATTTCTTTTGCTTTAGCCACAACCTCACCTGTAGCAGTATCTAATTCTTTATTTGGAATTGCTTCACAAGGATCAAAGGAAGCTAAGGACAATGGATCACTAATGGCTGCAGTTACTTGATCTATATAGCCCTGTAGTTCTCCATCACTTACTGCACTTCCCCACTCAGCTTTAAATGCTGCTATAGCTCCTCCAGCATCTGCTTGCATTTGAGCAATAAGAGAAGATACACTTCCCTGTAATGAAGGGCCTGCCGATGGGATTTCTGGTAAAGCTGCTTGTAGTTCACCAAGAGCTGATGCGGCTTTTGATTCAAGGTCACCTAAAGCTGACATTCCTTCGGCAAGTTTTGCTTTGATTTCGTCTACTTTACCAGTAATAGAATCTAATGCTGGGCTACTTCCACAAGTTAACATATGTTATCCTTCATCTTATCTTTTTAACTGAACCATTATGTTTTGCTAGAAATGCTTCAAAAGAAACATTTGGGTATTCTTTTTTTAAACTTGTAAACATCTTTAAGTTAGACATAGCATCATCAAATAATCTTATTCTTTTATATATTTTTTGATCTAAGTATTTTTTAAAGATTACTTTCTTATTATCTGCAGCCGGGCCAGAACCTAGGTTACCAGCACGTTCAACATAAATTTTATCTATATCAATTCCTTGTTTTTTAAATGTATCAAGAAATATTTTTTTATTGTCAAAATCTGGTCTTGCTGTTACAATAATAACTTTTGAACCAGACTTTGTTGCATTCTTTAATATTGCTTTAACTTTGTTAATCATCCTTGCAATTGGTGTAGATGTCTTGTTAAATATCTCGGCGTTTTTGAATTCGCCGAAGTCATAATCTTCATCAGGCTTTTTCTTATAAGTATTGAATTCTTGATTATCTAATTTTTTAATGACTTTACCATTTTTAACTACGTGTACTTTAGCTTTAGTTATAAACATAGTTTCGTCTATATCAAATATAGTTAAGCCTTTTCCAGCAGCTTCTTCTAAATATGTTTTAAAGTTTAACATATTATCCTCCTGCAATCACAGTAGAAGAACCACCAGCAGATGCATTAGGTACCCATGACCCATGACCTCCAGTACCGTCTCCTATTCTATGAACACCAATTCCATTTACTTTTACTGTACCACTACCACCAACTGCAGGGTCTCCACAACCAGTTGCATCGCCAATACGAACTGCTGATGCTCCATTAACAATTACATCAGGAGAACCAGATGCATATGAAAATTGATGGAATGGGCTAGGTGTAGGACTTGCATGACCTACATGACTATCAGTTCCTACTCTTGTTATTCCTGGCATTTTTACCTCTTAGTTCAAGTTAATGTTAGGACCACCGTTGATAGTAATATCACCACCAGCTGTTGTATTTTGTGCATCACTATAATTTTCTGTAACTACTCCTGTAACACTATCATTTAATGTACCACCAATAGTATTTGTAACGTTTGTTGTTACTGTAGTATTCATATTTGCTGGTGTCTCTACTTTAATATCACCCTTTGAAGTAATCGTAAGTTTACCAACAGTTGTCATTGAATAATCTTTTTGAGCAAACACATTTAGTTTATCCATTGTTGTAATACTTGTTTCACCAGTAACTGTAAGATCTTCTGTTTTACCAATTGTAGTATTTCTTGTGCCATCAACTAAACGTGTTTCATTACCTAAAGTTTTTTGTACGTAATTACCGCCAACAACAGAAGCAAAATCTTGAGTAATTTCTGTATGCTCTGACTGACCAATTTTACTTTGCCTTGATCCACGAACAACTTCTGTTTTATTACCATTTACTTCTAAATGATAGTTACCTTTTACAAGCTGTCTTAAATCACCATCTACTGTAATATTTGCAGTCCCTTTAATATAGATATTGTCACTACCATAAACAACTGTATAATTAGATCCTACAACTGTAAGTGTTTTATTACCATTCTGTTGAAACTCTTCATTTGTTCCAGAATTATGAAACCGAGAAAATCTTTCGTTACCAGGTGTATCATCAATTTCAAATAAGTGTCCGCTTTCTGTTTCATTTACTTTATTGAAAGGATAGGATGGAAATACACCACTTGCAATAAAAGGCATGTCCCAAGTTTTTCTAGCATAATAAGAATCAGCTTCGTCCTGTACTACGGCAGTAACTTTTTCTGGTGCGGCTGTTTCTATTCTTTCTTGTCTTAAGTCTACCTTTTGAATATAAGGAGCTGTTGTTTCATACACACCGCCTATAGCACTATATGAAGTATCTGGTCCTTCACTTCTCATAGGATGCCTACCTGCTGGATCAGAAAATCCCTGATCTGGTAAAGCATCTGCACCAGCTGAACCAACAATAGTTCCCATTACCATAGGGTTTTGTTTAGAAGTTCCATCCATATAGAATCCAACAACCCAAGAACCTTGAACAATACCTGTTGCGCTTTCACCAACGCCACCACAGGCAGCTGATGTTACTGGCATCATTACTTGAGACCAAGGAAGAGATGCCGTAGGAATTTTAGTTTTATCAGCATCATGATCGCCATATATGCGAACTCTAACACGACCCATATTTTTTGGATCTTTTCTATCTTCAACTACACCAATAAAATAATTCATATTAGGCATTATATTCTTCTCCAAGTCCGTCACTTACTGCTTCAATAACTAATGTATATTTATCGCGATCATCTATTTTATGTCGACACTTAGTTATTAGGTATCTACCACTTCTTTTCTTATCAAGTCCAGATTCAGGATCTTGTTCATTAAAAGGTCTATTTGAAGGGAATCTTAAATTAATAAGAGAACCAACTTCAATATCATTACGTCCATTTACAACTAAGTTGTACTTAAAAGATTCTAACATTCTATTCATGTTATTAAAGAAAGGTAAAAAACTATTTGTATTGCCTTCATAATTTAAATGAGCTGGGCCAAAATTTTCACCGCTTTGAAACTTTACACTCTGAATAGTTTTAGAATATTCATTGAGAGGTTTATCGTTCCATTTATTTTCTGAGTCAAGAATAATATTTTTTTGTAGCTTTGGCATATCATCATAATATTCTAAAACGTCAAATTCAAATGTATCAGCTGATTTATTTGTCGTATCTACACTTATATAGGTAGATCCAAATGCACCATTCTTTAATTGATTAGTTACTTGACCATTTGCAATATTATTAAAAGCTAAAGGTGTCTGAGCAAGATCTTGATAATTATACATCTTACCATCTTGCTCACTTTGCTTATGGTATGTAAATTCTTCCATTATATCTCTAGAAAAAATAGTGTCAAAAGAAAGAATACTAGTTCCATTCTTAAAAGTATTAGTAATAACTAATGGTTTATTATTTTTATCTTTAGCTCTAGACATTAACCATTTAACAGTTTTATAAGGACTCCAATTAGGAATAACACACTTGTACTTTCCACTTGAATCGTCTTTATAATTTAATTCTGTTTTTAGATAGTCAGTATAGATTGAGTCAATAATATCAGTAATGTTACCTTCATAAGCCTGAGAAACAAGCGAAGTAAGACTATTCAAATATGCACCTTCTACTAGATCTAATGTATAACTATAAACCTGTTGACCGTTATCTGATATTCTACCTATATCAATAACTTTCCAGTTCATATCATACATTACATCACCTTTTTTAAGAGTGCATGTAAGAGTCTCTTGTCCTGTTACTGGAAAACTAGATAAAAGACCTACTGAGTCAGCTATAGTTATGTCAGCCAAAAGTATTGGCTGTCCTAGTTCTTCGTATATATTAAACTCACCACAAAGGTCAGTAATATCTAAACCTTTTTGGTTACCTTTAGATATTTTGACTTCAAGGAGTTCTGCGTCTTGTGGACTAAAAAAATCAGCCATTAACTACTCTTCGAAATTGTCTTGCTACATCTTCAATAAGCTCGGGTCGAATTACTTTAATTTTTTTCTTTGTTTCATTTACTCTTTGTTCATATTCTGAATTAGTAACCTTTGCTGCACCTGCAGTTCCACGTGGAACTACTAGATTATCTTTTTCGTAATGATGTGCTGCATTTAATTTAGTAGCAGTGCCAGAAATAGTTGCGGTATCTCCTGAAGTTTGCCCTTGAATAATTTCTCCATTTTGAAAAGTTCCAGTAATAGCTCCAACTGATACCCAACCTAAAGATGTATTTTTACTATTTACAACTGCGCTTGCTCCTGATACAAGACCATTTACTGTTTCTCCATTTTCAAATTTATTAAAAAAATCAAATGTAGAAATGTTTATAACATTACCAGTATAATCATGAGCTAGTTTTTTAGCTAGGTCTGCCTGAGCTAAAGGCCAATCTTCTAAACTTTTTAATCTGGGATTAGCTACAAAGAAAGACCAGTAATAATCTGGTGTTTTATATAAAGTCTGAGATGTATGGTCTGGTCTTTCACCATCTGGTATATCATAAAAACGATAAAACGTAATATCATCTTTTATGCTATTTATGATTTTAGCAAAGCGAAAACTATCTACAATATCTTTAGTTTCGCCGCTGGCATCTAAATCATATGGAATTGTTGGAAAGTACTTAAAGTATTTCATATCATATTATTCCTCTATTAAAATGGTCCACCATTGGCAAAATCTTCTGGTGACATGGCGCCATAGTTTTGCTCAACTGGAGAAGCTGCAGGTTTACCATCTGGGTTTTCAATATCTCCACGGCTAAGTACTTTTGTTTCTTGAAGATTTATAGTAAGATCAATTTCAGCCGGCGAACCATCTCCAAAAAATGCGGGCCCAGAACTACCATAGTTGACAGATATTGCTGTACAATACGCATGAGAGAATGGTATCATTTTAGCTTGACCACCACCTTTAGTAATAAAATCTACTTTGAAAACATCTGGAAAACTAAAATTAAAACCAGCATCGCTTATTTCTGGATAAGCATGCATTCTCATTTTTTTAATTAGACCTTCAACAACAGCAGATTCAGATGCATTTGAAGGCATAAATTTCCAAGTAAGTGATAATTGCCTAAATCCTGGAGCTCTAAATAACATTTCTAATCTAGGGTTTCTTACAACACCGAGTTGTAGTTGAGCTTGTTGACCTATACCAGACTTTCTTACCTGGCCAGCAACAAATGCACCAGCAGCACCGCCGGCCGTTTTTATTATATTTTCTCCTCCAGTGTTTGATGAATCTGCGGCAGATTGGAGTGCACTTACTACAGCTGACATTTCAGCATTGTCATAAGCTAAACCATCTGCAAAAGAAATTCCTGCAGGAGCATATAAATAAATTTGAGCAATTGCAGTCGAGTTAGTTGCAATAATTTGTCTGTTTACTACTTGCTTACCAGCTTGTGTAAGAGTC